CCCACTTCCTAACCGAGAGGAGATAGAGGCTCCTCGAGGTTAGGTAGAGGGGGTCGACTAGTGCCCCATCTACGCCTGACCTTAAACATGCTGGGTACTTGCTCCTAACTAACTAAAAGTTAGTTAGGAGCAAGTACCCAGCATGTTTAAGGTCAGGCGTAGATGGCGCACTAGTCGACCCCCTCTACCTAACCTCGAGGAGCCTCTATCTCCTCTCGGTTAGGAAGTGGGGGTAGTGTGTTCATTGATAATGATAACGATTTGCGCACGGCACTTAAGTGATTAGATTTGTACCGATATTGCACTATAAAATACACGTGCCAGTATTAGGAGAACATTAGTACGAAAGAGCATCAACAGTGACAGGTATGGCATACTCACCATTATCTTTACAAACTCTTGCTAGACAAGTCGTAAATAAGACTATTCCTCGTTGGAGAAATATATTTTCACTAGATATACCAAAAACTTTAAAAGAATTATGTGCAAATAATTATTTAGAAGACAAGATATATGAAAGATCATTAATATTAGATGATGTTCGTGATTTATTAAATAGATATACATTCGATAGACCGTATATATTTGTATGTGCAGATTTATATATTGCAATAATGAACTGGAATATCGATGAAATACCAGAATTTGCACATGAAGTAAACGATATTACATATTGTTGGTACGAACCTGCAGATTATGATATATTTGATCCCGACATTCCGAAATATTGTCGTGAATGTATGGAAATGTCAGATGACTATTTAGTGAAACATTATATGTGGGATAGAGTTTCTGGATACGACTTAATTCGAGATGTATTTCATAAGAAAAATGCATGGTGTTCTAAGTGTCACACTGTGACATTATTTAAAATTGCAGAAAGTCCATATCCTGGTGCTCGACGTACTTTATTGGAGTGTCTCGAAAATTCCTCCGATTCAGAATAATGACGGAGCTAGCAGTAGCTCCTCTTCAGCGATTGTATCTACAACTGAAAGAGAAAAATTTACAATGGAGCCCGAAGAACCTGGAGAATCTGTGGTTCGGTGTGAACACTTTAATGGAGGATCGGAATTTGACAACGCACTCCGATTACGATACATTAAAAGGCATTTACCAGAAGATTATAACAAACTGGAAATTTTACGACAAGGAGTGGTCGGCAGATACGTACGAGAAATTACTCGACAAGCTTTCGGTAACACTCGCAAATACGCTAGCGACGTGTATCTCACAAGAGATGAAGAACAGCGTGCAAGAATGCTTCGACGACTTTCTGAATTCTCAGTCAGTTATCCTGGAAAAGTGCTCATCTGGGTCGATGAAGGAGACCACATCCACATCGTCCATGATTGTCCCCACTCTAATGGACAGTGCAGGTGCCACTTCAAGCGAACCGAAGACTTTCGACGAGATCTTCGAACGCCAATGCGAAGATACAGGTATATCACCGAAATGGATGAACTCGACTGGACGAACGTTATCCTATACTTCGTTATGCAAAAACGGGAAAGCAATTCACAAGTTTGGATTGGAGGAAGATTACAAAGATCTCCGGATAGTAATGAAAGTTTACGATGGGAGGATTTGCAAAGAGAATCCCGATCGATATTGGCTCGGGAAAATCAAGGAAATGGACGTGACTTGCAACTCGAAGAGCGATACAGCGAAGACAGTAGAGGGTCTATTCATTCGGGAACATCGTCGTCTCGGCAAAAGAGGAGCTACGATGAAGACGATCGAGGAAAGAGGGAACTACCAAAGAAAAGATCCAAATTTGAGCGGATATCGTCGGCGGTACATACCTTATTAAATAAGTATTTTGTTTTACCAAGTAATCATATTAGAGATATAATGTTAGGCGATAGTCAATATAACTTTCTTTTTGATCCAAGTAATGATAAAGCTTATATGGCAAGTTGTGAAATATTCCAGAAAAAGTTTATACCATTAAAGTTGAAAGATTTAAGAGACATCTTTGAAGGTTCCACGCCAGTATTCTACGCAAATAATATTGATCCAAATTTATATTACCATGATCGTGAAACTAGTTTTAAATTCGTAGATGATTTATTACGTTTTCAATATAACGATAGTGAAGAAAATATTGTAGAATTATTAACTAACGTTAGAGATTGGTTTAACTTAGACGGATGGAATAAGAATCCTAAAATGAATGCCTTGTGTGTTATAGGGCCACCGAACAGTGGTAAAAACTATTTCTGGGATATGTTTTGCTCTGTCGCATACAATGTGGGCCACATTGGGCGGGTTAATAATAAGACAAATCAATTTGCCCTTCAAGAATGTTACGGTCGACGCCTTGTCGTTGGTAACGAAGTAAGCATGGAAGACGGTGCAAAAGAAGATTTTAAAAAGTTGTGTGAAGGCACGGCATTCAATATTAGAGTTAAATATCAAGGCGATAAAATATTTACTAAAGCACCTGTTCTTCTGATAAGTAACTTTGAACTAGATATATGTTATGATACACATTTTAAAAATGTACGTCTACACACTATTCGCTGGGTGAAATGTCCGCTTTTAAAGGATAGTAATAAGAAACCATATCCATTATGTATATTTGATTTATTCAATAAATACAATATTGAACTTTATCCTTGTCTTAATAATCCATCCCACATACTTACAAACGGATTAATCTTATGATCGCGATGATACCACAAGTTGTCTTTAAACGTAGCATGTTCCCCATTAAACAGAGGATGAGGAGCTGTATAGTTAGTATTAATTTCAATTTCACAATACATTTCCCACCATCCTTGTACGTCAGTAAAACTAGAATTAGAAGTTCCGCCTAATGCTTTTGTATCTAAGGCTGGAACTGGTTGTACAGCTACATGTAATGACGGTTGAGTACAGCAATGTTTCGCGCCATTATAACCATGACGTAAAATTTGACTCTTTTCAATAAGTTGTTCTAAATTGAATTCTCCTGGAGTATCAATACGTAAATCTGTAGTTCGACCAGTGTCTTCTTTTATTTCAGTTGCTTGATTATTTGCATCGACAGTAACATTACTTATTTTATTAGTAAATGTCATTCCTTGACGAGGTACATGAGCTGTTGTAACTAATGCAGGATACTGCAAATTAATTTGAGGTTTTTGTAATTTTATTAGACCCATAGTTGGTTTATAATGTTGCTTACATATAGCTCGTCCAGATACACCATCGGCATCAAAATCACGATAAAAATGTTGAAAACATGGATAACCAGGTTCAGGATCTTGCTTAGGATAAGGTATCATACAGTAAGTAGGTAATGGAGTTGGAATTCCCATTTGATGTCTAGGAACAGTTGGAGGAGCTAATGCCCATTCCTTTCCGTATAAATCTTTATTTAAGTCTTGATGCTTGACGAGTGTATCTATTTCCCAATCTTGTGGTATCATTGACTGTCCGTCTAAAAATTTAGTATATTGCACATTAACACAATTTAAATTTTGACGTAAACCTACAGCATAACTAACATCTTTATTTTGATTTAATGTAGCTAAGTCGGTACTTGTGCTGTTTGTCGGAAACGCAACACGGACATTACGCGGTTTAATAGTAATGGACACGCTAGTAACATAAGACTCCAAAGGCAAAGTTGCATACTCAGAATTAGTAAGATATAAATATAAACGGTCCCATGGTACTTGTGCAAAAGGCGTTGAAATATGACGATAACTACGATCGCCAGTTTCTTCAGGTAATATTTGGTAAGATATCCCCCAAGTAATAAACTTATGAAACTTAGAATAATATCGTACATAATTATTTAATCGCAAAGTTGGTCTCGGCAATGCAAGGGAACGTGGAGCTTCGGAACCAAACCCGTTGTCTGCTTGTTCTTCGGCACCGGTCCCGGGAAGTGAAAATCCGTCGTCGGCACGTCCACCTTCAGCGATTCCGCTATCTGAAGTTTTTTGTCGTTTGATGCCTTTTCCGCCTTTATTGGAAGTCCCACTGGTAGACGCTCCACTGGTACTCTTATCCATAGAAACCGGCGGAGCCATATCGTTCTCAAACGAATCCGGAACAATGGTATCTGTATCGGAAGCGTCGTCAGCTGTTTCGTATTGATCTCCTTCTGATGCAGTATCGTATTGGGACTGCTGACTGTTCTGCGAGACCTGTGGTAACTCCTCAGCCTCGGACTCAGACTCTGAAACGTCGGGACGATCATGATCAATATCAAGACCGCGACGAACAAGTGCCAATTTGTATTGCTCGTAAGCGTATCTACGTTGCCCTTCATTTAACTTATGCCAATTAGGTCTATCTTCAGGTTTTATATTTTTCCAAACCATCTAAAAAAATACTTACGATTAGGATATGATGGATATAATACTCCGGTTTTTTCTTCAATATAGTTCTTGAAATTTAATCCGTACTTGCCAATGAATGCCTGCCAAGATCCAGATTCTTTCCACTCTTTATCGAATAAATCGGCGTGTTTTTTGTCAGTATGATTTATACCATATAAAAATTCTTTTTTTGTAATAACTCCACGACGTGCTGCTTCAAGTAATTCTGCGTACGTTATGTCATGAAATTTTCCGATTTGATCTGCCGCAGATCGAGGTGCGTCTATTCCAATTTTATTTCCCGGGCCGATATAATCTGACCCTGGTAATGTCACTCCACCTAATCTCTTGTTTGTAAGTGCTTCGATGCCACCGCCCAGTAACGCACCTACTGCCGCACCTGTACCTCCAGTGATAACAGGATCGATACCTTTAGGTGTGGTATTAAAAGTTTTGCTCCATTGACTTCGAGTAGTAGGTGTGGATTTATTTACTGCTACACGATTCACTTGATTAAGTTGTGTACCAATGGGTGTGTAACGTACATTTGGTCGATTTCTACGACGTACTCCTGTACCACTACTAAATATACGATCTACTATTTTATTTAAACCACGCCCTGATCCACGTCCGCTCCGTTCGACACGTGATATCGCACTACCTGGTTGATTCATGACTGTTGCTATGCACTACCCCCACTTCCTAACCGAGAGGAGATAGAGGCTCCTCGAGGTTAGGTAGAGGGGGTCGACTAGTGCGCCATCTACGCCTGACCTTAAACATGCTGGGTACTTGCTCCTAACTAACTTTTAGTTAGTTAGCGACGACTACAAACACCCTACGACACAATGGCCGCAGCCCGTGTCGTACTTCCGATCCATGGCCTACGGCCGGATCAGGGAAGTACGACACGGGCTGCGGCCATTGTGTCGTAGGGTGTTTGTAGTCGTCGCTAACTAACTAA